CAAACAGACCCATTTGCTGAATCTTGCCGTACATGTTAGGGACAACAAGCAGCTCTTCAGTCCAGTCACTAACCTTGAAAGGGTTCGCCAAATCACGAATAATCATTATTCTATATTCCTTAAATCTTAGTTAGTGGTCAGTACGTTGATGCCAAGGGCTTCAAGCGATGCATATACAACATCTTTTTCAGCATCGAGGTCATAAGAAGCATCGAGAACGAGAGCGTCTTGGCTGACTTCGGCTGGGCCTTTAACCAGAACAACAATCTTGGTATCAGTGGCAGCGGCAATGGAGTGGTCATCAATTACGATGGCTGCGGCGTCAGCAGAGCCATCAACAGCGGTCTGTACAGCAATTTTATACTTACCATCAGCAGTTACTTTGCCGAGGACAGTACCAACAGCGTAAACTTCAGCCGAGGCTTCGTTAACAGTTACTTCCTTACGGCAGAAGCCGGTTTCTGGCCACAGTTCGTGCTTGACGAGGTTCGAGTACCGGGCGGTATCANTNGCAANAANAGTCATTATATATTTTCCTTATTTAGCTTCTTTGTATTTAGCTTTCAGAAGAGCGGCAGTTACCATTTTCTTCTTCNATTTCTACATCCGTAATCTTTGTCTCTTTTTGAACAAACAAATCAGAATTTTCTACCACTTCTTCTTTAGCTTTCAAAGATTTGATAACAACATCAAACGCTTCATCAGCCAGAGANTCTAGGGATTTAAACAGCTCTTCAGCTTTAGCTTCNTCTTTCTCAACAGAAGCAACAGCTTCTTTGCGAGCTTTAGCTACAGCTTCATGCTTGGCTTTCTCAACAACTTCAAGTTGCTCTTTGGCCTTTTTCAGTTCTTCTTGTACAGGAGCCAGTGCTTTTTCAATGGCTTCCTCTACGGCTTTGGTAACTGTCTCTTCATGGACAGCTTTGGAGATAAATTCAGACAAGTTGTCATCCTCTAGTTTATTATTAATTTCCACGGAGGGAGAGAGCGCAGATTTCTCTGCTGTTACGCCCTTGGCAGGAATGCCAGAGGACTTCTTGATGACTTCGGCCTTTTGAGTTGCGTCATCAAAATTCTTTTCAAATACTTCTTGAGCTTTGAGAATTGCCAGATAATCTTTTGGAGATAGCGAAGCTACAGCTTTGTGTACATCTTCAACATCCACTACAACGGATTTCATAATGTTGATTGCTTCTACACGGTCTTGCAGGTATGCTTCACTTTGTTCAGCAGCTTCTACAAAAGAATACCCAGCGTCACCAACGTCATATCCCATTGCCATTGCAAGAACTAGTGCATCGTCATACCAAAGGCCGAAGAACTTACAGAGGAAGTCTACAATATTCATTGTCACTTGAACTTCTGTAGCTTTCTCAAGTTCTTTTACACTAATGTCTTTGGTGGCTTTAGTAATCAGTGCATAATCAATACCGTTTGCAGGGCCACCTTGATCTTTGTGAACGAGGGCGATATGAGCACCCTCTGCTTCAAAGTTGAAATTACTCAACTTACGTTTTGCGGTACTCATTCAATTTCCTCTACAGTTGCTCGGCAACCTACGCTAAGACCTTGGAAGTTACCTTTCTTGACTTCTTCCCAAAGCTCTTCGTTTTCAAACTTAGTCCAAGCAAGCCAAGTACCTTTCTTAATCTCACGCCCTGTCTCATCATTGAAGCTAACGGGAGTTACGAAAGACTGTACAATTGCAAAGTCTTCAGTTTCTACACGGTGGTACAGGTTAGCTTTACGACAGTGCTGATTATAAGAGATGCAAGCTTTCTCAACCTCTTTCTCGGAATATGTATCACCGTGAAGGTCTACAGCGTCTGGTTCAAGAACAACGAACAAGGCCATGCGCTCTTCTTCGTCAAGACTCTTAACCACTTCGACTTCAGTAGTAAGTTCAACTTCACGTTGCGTACCACCAACAGCCTTTTCAAGAAACTCAGAGAAAGCTTCAAGCAATTTGTTTTTTAATTCCACTTAAGTATTCTCCATATTCCCGGCTGAGGCGTCATCACCGCCAGTTGGACTTGTTGACGTTCCTTCACCAGCCGTGGCTTGACCTTCACCAGCACCACTTGAATATCCAGTAAGTTGCTTACGGGCGTCTTCAACAGTGACTGTCTGATCAGCGAAAGGTGTTGGCATATTAGCCTGTTCAGCAATCCAGTTAACAGTTGATGCATCTTGAGATACAAGACCAACAGAAGCTGTACGTTGTAGGAACTTAGATAGTACATCCAAATCAGGGCTAACCAAATCCCCAAAATCGAAGTACGGTACAACATCTGTACTCCAACCATTCAGTGCGAACAACTGATTTACAAGATCATGATTAAGTTGGTCACGAATCTCAATCAGCTTAGACTCAATAGCCATGTTGGAGATACTTTGAAGACTCTCGGCTAGACTAAATGAGCCACCACCGCCTTGACCTAAGATAAGTTGAGATGCCATAAGGGCAGAAATAATCTCATTCTTATAGGATGCAATAATTGCTGTAGTGTCAAAAGCTTTCTGACCAGTTACACTGATAACATCAAACTTGAAGTATTGCTCACCTTGGTCATCCAATACTTGAGGAAGGATAAGACCAGACTGCTCATTCATATGAAGATTACGCATAATACGTTTGTAATATTCATAAACTTCTTTATCTTCAGGACTAGCATCTTCAGCCATGTAACGTGGAGGGATATACAACACCTTCAAACCACGAACATCAGAGCTGACACCAGTTGCTTGGAACTCTTCCAAGTTTGTCTTGTACTTCCAAGCCATGTAAACAGACTTGAGAGGACTTTCACCCTCAGGATTATTCTTCAGTGGATTGTTACGAAACAACATAAACTTCTTAACAGGAATAAACTCTTCCTGAAAAGATGAACGAATAACACCACGGCTACCATTAGGCTCTACAGAGTATTGGTAAAGGCCAGAAAGGTGCCGACCTGCGTCATCCCACTCCCAAGAACTAACAGTATCTTGAGCAATCAAAGGCAGAGACTTAATCCCTACACGACCATCATCAAACTTACTACCGTTCTTCTTGTATCGCTTACGATATACTTTCTCTACTGGAGCAAAGCCAAAACGATTGAACGATGTGGCTTGCCTAATGAAGCTCCCCCAGCTATGATCCATGTCATTCATTACTTGACGTAGGAATTCAGCTTTGTCTTTAAGCTGATCTTCATAACCTTCAGGAATCTTTACAGTCCAAGGTACACGAGCAATGGCCATCTCAACAAGGTTCAGTGCTGGAGCAATGGTTGCATCCTTAGCCATCTTCTTGTATGTTTGCATGCACTGAGGCCAACGTAAATCAGAGTTGCACTCCTCTACGATTTGACCAGCTGCTGTCCATAGACCATTGTAACTACTTTGCCCTAGCTTCAGACGTGGGATAGTAACACCATCATCTGGGGTAAGAGCCTCTACATTAGGTTGCATAGAGGCGTCAGAGTTTTCAGGCACGATTACGCCTCCTTACATATTGTTGAATGGGTTTGGTGTAGAAAGGTCAGTTGATTTAAGACCGGACATGAAGTTGGGAATTTGGAACTTTTGAGCTAGCGTCATAAATGCAAGCGATACGCAGTCCGCCATATCGTCGTGGCCCAGCGGGCCTGACCGACGCTTACCATCAAAGTGCTCCAACTCTAAGTAAAAGAAATCGTTATTACAGTTAATCTTGTTCCACAAGTCTGTACAACAATCTTTAACCATAGAAATAACACCAGCTTCACATGCTGCTGCGAATGGACGAAAAGAATCTAGTTTGCCTTGTGACGACCTACGCATTTTAGCTACATAGCCCTGCTCGGCAAGAGAACGTATCAACATGCTTGTTGCTGCTTTAGATGCAGCATTAGGGTCAAGGGGAAGAATAATATCTACATTCTTACCATCTCGTTCAGCATTAGAAATAATGTGAGGTTCCCAATCCCCAAAGGTAATACGTGTTCTAATTACATCTAATATAATGTAATTACCTGATTTAAGTTTAGCCATTTTAACAGAGGCAAAATAATCAGTCTCACGATTACCGTCATAAGGTAGCGTGCCAGCGAAGTCATAGGCACGGACAACCTTAACAATCTCACTATGACTTGGTATTGTATTAACAATTACCAAGTCCTCCCGCTTAAAGTACGCCGAATTTTCGGGCTTTGCAAACCAATTGCCGTGTAACAACCTCTCCCTGTCTAGTTTCGGAAGTGATTCCAAATTTGACTTGTAGAGGGGGTTGGATTTTTTCAGTGGGGGGTTGTCATCAATTGTCCCAAACAAACCTTGGAAACTGATTGGCTTTACTTGATCTTCGTGATCGTCTGGCAGATCGGGATTACCATACCTTTCAATAAGCTCTTGTGCTGTCTCACCCCATACTAGCTCTCCACCTACACGTAGTAGGTAACGGATAACTCCATTTCTTTCTGGGTTTGGTCTGCCTGCTAATGGGTGATCTTCTGGGTACAAATACCACTGGGCATACTTCAAAAGCCAACTTGCGTTGTCAGGGTTGCAGCTTAAATAAATACCATGTACGTTCTTTGCCTCAGAGCGAAGGCGTGACCATAGCCACCAAATATCTTCCTCTTCAGCATGAGTAGCTTCCATTATGTTCAACTGAGTTCGTTAAACTCAATCAGCAGCTTTACCTGCATCTCTATATTACTATAGATGTTCAGACCATATCATCATCCACTTGGGATGCTCCCCGTTTCAGGCCACTTGGCCCTACTCTACTAACTTCCACATTACTGTGTGCTTTCGATGGTCGTTGCACGTTCTCTATTAAGAGCTTCGATCAGGATTGTCCTACTAGGAGTTTCCCTGAGTTAAAGGAGTTATTCAATATACATTGCTGTATAAGGCGACAAATTCTATCGTAAAAAATATTTGAGATTTGAATACCTTGGTATTTTTTAGCTGCGTTAGCATTCTCATAGTGGGAGAATGAAATTTCTGCTCCGCTACTAAAAACTACCTTTTGATCTTTCATCCGTATCTTCAGATTTGGATCGTATTGTGTATAAAGTTTGACGGCTTCTTGAAAAAGACCACCAGATGCCATAATGGCGCTGCTGTTCTTGCGAATGCAGTACGCTTTATAGTTTGGGTCTTCTACGAAACGTAAGTGTCGCATTAGACCAACATAAGATTTACTTGAACCTGCTGCCAAGTTCCTGTTATGAAGTTCGCTACACTTCTCTCAAGTTTCCCTGAGTGTCGGACTAACTCTTAATCTTTCGATTCTCTCTGTTTCGACCGGGCTTCCGGCCTACTCTACTCACTTCCGCATAAGCGTGTTTTCGATAGTCTCTACGCACTGTCTTTAACATTGGCACGGGATTAGCATAGGCATTGCCCTTAGCCTTCCCCGTTTAAGAGAGTTTTATGGAGGCGCAGATTTCACCACCAACTAACATAATTTGTGCGTCACTGTTCAGGTATTTTTCCTGAAACTCTGACGCAGGGCCGATGACGGCCCCGTTTTCCTTACTCATTCTTTATTCCATCCGTAGTATTTAAGTTCTGCTTCTTCTCGTGCTTTAACAGCATCTTCAAAGTTGCTAAACATGCCTAGACGGATATGTTGATTCTCTACATGAATCTCAGCAGACCACTTACCTTGACTAGTATAAAAACTGACACCTGATTTACCAGATGTGTTATTAGGATCAAGACCTTTGTTGTAACCTTGTACACTGTTGGTTGCCCAACGACAATTCTCTTTACAGTAGCTACCGTTGAAGTCAATACGATCAAGGCTCATTCCATCTGGAGCTTCACCCATATCCTCATAGAAGTTCTCAAACGAGCCACCTAATAGTGGGTTCCATCGTTCACATACTTTAATTCCACGACCACCGTAATTTTCATAGCCCATCTGCTGAGGGCAGTTACAACGACGAAGCATACCTTCATGAATCTGGTAGGTTCTGGTGTTAGACATTCCATGTGTCTTACGAGAAGCTTCACCAACACATCCACAACTTGATGTGTTACCAGAAATTAGGTTGTTCGTAGTAACCAAAGTAAGCTCAGGATTACCACAATCGCATTTACACCAGACTTGACGCTTGGTTTTGTACTCTGCTCGTGGGCCTTCACTAACAATAGTTAGTAGTCCGTATTTATTACCGGGTTGGTAGTTCAGGGAACGGATGCCACAACCACAAGTAGATTTCTTCTTACCTGTAACTTGTTTGTGTTCTAGAATCACTTCCCCGCCACAAACACACTGTGCTAGCCACTTTGCTGTCAGTGAAGTATCACCCACACTAGGCTCATGTCTACGAAGAATCTTAAGAAAACCAAGCTCAGTATTGGAGTAGTCTTTCAAATTGTATTTACGCATAATTTATTACCTCTTACTAGGATGCACTCTCGTGCGGAAGGGTGTAGACTATCACACTGAGTAAGCAATGTGAAGCTCTTGCAAAAGCTTGTCATCTACATGAAACGAATTAATGCCGCTTGCATGCTCCGCTGCGGACTTCACGGTAGGAGGAGAAACACGCGAGGTAAACAACGTGCTTCAGACGACATGCTCGCCTTGGAGAAAACTTAATTAACGTGAGTATTTACGAAAGATAGTTTGTAGCAGAAATGCAAGTGCCATTTATTACACCTTATTTGAATTGCATTCCCCTAGGAATTGTTTTGGTTATGATGTGGGGGAATGTGGAGACATATAAAATGTCTGTATTTGGAGCGGAATAACGGCATCGAACCGTTCTGGACAACTTGGAAGGATGTTTACTCACCTTGAGCAATTCCGCTTAAGTGATAACGTGGCCACCGCTGAACCTACGCCCGTTATCCGATAGGACATACTTCCTACCCTCTCCACGATGTTGAGTTAAATACGAAAACCTAAAAGACTTTCGTAAACTCGACAATCTAAGACATCCTTATGCTTCTCAGCTAGATGTTTTACATAAGATTCTTTCTCAACCTTATAAAACTCAACAGCTTCTTCGATGGTTTTAAAAGATTTGTTCACCTTTTTCAATGAACCTCTTTTAATACAAACACCATATGAAGACACCGCTCCGTGTTTATCTAGACTTACAGATGTTATACCTAGAGGATAATCACCCCTATCTGAATTCCTGAATGTGAAGCACATATTCACTTCTCTAGGAACAAAGCAACAAGTCTGTGGTGAATATACCTTATTTCCTGAAAATAAGATGTCCTTGTCAAGACAAAACCCTGTAAGACCAAAGCCTTTTTGCTGACCAGCCCAGTCTCCAAACTTTGTACAATCAGACCAATCTGATACAATAGTGCATTCTGCGTAGTTTCTAAACCTCGGATTTATATGGTCTTTTACAGAGTAGCATCTGCGAACCATATCACTCCAAAGTTGATATTGCTTTGTTGTGGCTGCGTATTTCCTATCTGGATTTACTCCAAAGCCGTGTAACAATTTCATATAATATCTCCACATAGATTTTAATTAAGTGCTAGCTAGTCTTGATGTGGCAAGACAGGGATGGCCATCCTTTTCGCTAACGTAAAGTGCTTTAGGCTCCCTCCTACTTAGCGCAACTTAATCGCTACTTAGTCAGCCGTGTTCTCCTCGGGGCACTACCCGGAGCATTATCTTTTCGTAGAACTACTATACTTGTACCACTCTCGTAGTTGGCCCTTAAATACAGCATCCCGGTTGAACGGGCTGGTCTTTTGCTATTTACATAGCGACTCGTCAACGTACTACGCCGCGTATGAACGTAGTATCCGTAAAACAACCCATCGCCAGATGGGATTACTTCACATTAGGCAAAATGGAAGTTACCAAGCATTGCTACTTGATTTGTATTTGCGCACTTGGTATCTATCCAAGTCCTATCAGCTAGGGCAGGGAGATTCGTATTTCAGAATCTACACAAATTTGGAAGCAAGTGCTGGAATCGAACCAACCTAAATGAGCTTATGAGACTCATGACATCACCAGACAGTCGAACTTGCTATAAATCTTTAATCATCACTCTTAGTGATGCTCACTACTTTCGTGCTAAACCGTGCTTGAGGCTGAGCGACAGGCTCTTTTGGATCGTCTTCAGGGTCTTCTAGCTGATCCTTCTCACGGCCATACACCTCATTGCGAAGGCTGATAGCGTTATCAACAATCAACTTGACAGCACTGAGCTGTGTAGTAGAAGTGACGTTCTTACTGTCAAGAGGTTCGTCAAGAATGGCTTCAGCTTTCTTCAAGGCTTTTGCAAGCAGAGGATCAATATAATCCAACACTTGCTTGATTTTATTTTGACGAAGGGAGCGTTTGCTAAGAGCACCTTGAGGTCTACCACCTCGGGCCTTCCCAACACGTCCAAGCTTATCTGGTACTTCTGACATATTCTATTCCAGTTGATCTACGGGCTATATTATAACAAATATATACAGTCGTGTCAACAAATATTTAATATTGTGATTGACTATCAATGAAGCTGTGGTGTAAATCCAAAAACTCTGTGNNATTTGAGTGNTGATACTCATGTGTGTCTAGGAATTCTGCACTATANGCAATACCTCGACAATCACTGCACATATCTTCTGGNCTNCCATCATCTTTAGTCATAGAAAGCTCTCCTTGACGGAGAGCACAATTACAGGCTACGCATCGCATTTCATTATTCACCTCGGAATTTGGTTAAGCAATTTATTTGCTCCAGTCCATGTATAATAAGCGACAAACGCGATTCTGTCAATAGTTTTGGCGATTTATTTTCAAATTTATTGGAAATAATTTATATAACCCTTAATTTTCAAATCCCCACCAGTCTTCAAAGCAACCTACATCCATTGCGTAGTAGAACAAAGAATCAAGGTATCCCATGTAATGACCATCGTAAAACACAACAGGCTCTCCAAATGTCATATCATCAACCTTGAATTTGTTGTACTCCTTACCTGTGTTGTCGGATAACCACTGAACCTCTTTTCTGAAGAGTACAAAAGTATTGTTGAAAACCTCTTCAGGCCACATCCTATTATCCCCTGATGCACTGAAGTCAGTTTCATAGAATTTGTACTTCATTTCTCCTCCAATCTTTTCTCAAGATACAAAATAAATTCCATCAACTCCTCTACTTGCCTACTCACTCTCCAACTCTCTGAATTCCTATTCTCTCGATAGTCTTCAAGAAGGCCGTGTGGCTTGCCTCCTTTGAGGAAGTATTCAAGCATATCGTTACGGTCTTGTACTAATTTCAATACACTCTCCTAGAATGGGCCGTTATCACGCCTAGAATCATCGTTATACGCTATCTTTAGATGCACCCCAGTAGGGTAGCTTGGGTTGTGCAGTGATCGTTGAATATACGCTGTTTTAGACAGCTAAACAAGCTACTTTAGCTCCATTGATTGACTGTATAG